GCTCAATCTTGGCAAACAACACGTCACGGAGTTCTTTCTGACGAGTCTCCATGAAACTCATTGACGCCTTCAACTTGGCGTACTCACGCACCTGTGCTTCAAGGCTGTTAGGGTCTACAAACCGTGCGCCTTCTTCTTCAATTATCTGTGCCATTTTTTATCCTTAGATTCTCGTTGCTAAAAAGTTAATAAGACTTCCGACTGTCAGGTCAACCCCTCCATCAGAGTTTATACCTTCTCCATCTAACACTGCCCCTGCGACACTCATCTTCTGCTGGAGCATGTCGTACTGCCGTTGCTCGATAGACCCAAAGATAAGGAAGTCCTGAATGGTGACAGTTTGCCACGTCGAGCTGGTGCGCTTGATACGCCCATTACGCTGGACTGACAGCCCCGAAGACCACGGCTGGTCGTAATTAATCAACAGGTTGGCTTGAGGCAAGTCCACCCCATACCCGCCAGCGTCACTGCTTACGAGTACCCGGATGTCGGTGGAAGTTTGAAAAGCAACCTTGTTTGCTTCTTTTTCTTTGGCGTTCATCTTGCCCGTATACGGAAGGGCTTTAAAATTTTTTGCACCTAGACGATTGACGATGTGGTCAACTGAGCCAAGATAACTTGAGAACACAACGGCTTTGTACGACTCATCAATGTCTAGGTGCTCACTCAAGTATGAAACAACTGCATCGAGCTTGGGGGTCTTATCGACACCATCTAGCAGTCCTTCCTCTCCAAGGGAATGTATAAATGCACTTCCTTTACCCTGTTGTGCGGAGAAATTTTGATAACTCTCTTTTAGCAGGTCGGGATGAGAACAAAGCATCCGCAGTGCCGTAATGCGAGACATAATCTTCCCGCGCATCTCGTTGGCGGGGTCGTTGGGTCCCTGAGATTGCCCATAATGAGAAGCAATGCTGAAGGATGCGCCAAACAGTTGGCTTGCGTCTAGCAAGAGGGAGTGCAGGTCGGTAGCAATGTAGTTGTACAAAGACTTGGTCTTTGAGTCAAAGCTGACTAGCAAAGGCTCTCGGTAAACCGCGTCAGGGAGGAACGGGGCTACGTCTTCGTCTTTCTGCGACTTACGTGCTGTGTGCTCAGACAGAGCGGTGTAAAGCGTCGGCAAATTTCTGTAGCGCAAAACTCCGCCGAAGTAATTGCGAACAATAAAGGTTTTATCAAACAGGTCAAAACGACCGAGTACATCTCGGTTGACAAACTCCATGATGGAGTAAATCTCTTCTGGTCGCCCATTCTCAATAGGGGTGCCGGTTAGGGCAAACCTAATAGGAATTGACTTCGAGAGTTCCTTTACTCGCTTGGCTCGTTTTGCTCGAAATCCTTTGATGGCTGTGGCTTCGTCGCAGATGATTGCAGCAAAGTTTTTAGCGCGAATAATATCCCAGTCATTTACCACCTGCTCATAATTCATAATGATGTAGCTGTATTCAGAATATGTCTCGTAAGACATATTTCTTTGCTTAGGAGTGCCGTCAATGACCAACGCTGTTTGGTCGCTAAATTTCTGTATTTCCTTTTGCCACTGGTATTTGAGGCTGGCAAGGCACAGCACGAGCACTGGAGAGTTAACCTCTCCGTTTTCTCGCAACCGTTCAATCGCGGCGATGGTGCTCGGCGTTTTGCCTAAACCCATTTCGTATGCCATGAGGAGTTTCTTCTTCTTCACCATAGAGTCCACAGCCTCTACTTGGTAGGGCAGTAGTGAACCCTTAAACATACGCGCTTTCTCCTAAGAGGCTTGAGGTGGCATTCTCGATACCCCATGCTATCTCGCTGTCGGTCATATCTCCGGGGTCTTTCTTGCCTGTGTCTCCGTAATTGAAGAATGACAAGTTTATCCCGTAGCGGATTGCTTCGCGCATCAACTGCCCAGAAACCTTTTTACCAGCGTCGTCTACCTTGGGGTTATCGAAAGCAGCAATGACCCTGTCTGCGTAACGGATAAGACGCAATTGGTCATCGCTAATCCCTGAGCCACAGATTGCGACGGCTCCGGGGAACCCCGCCGTGTAGAGCCGTGCGCAGTCAAGCGGGGACTCCACTACGTAGACGATTGAGTCGTTCATCTGGGGGAACCCAAATAAAGTCTTAGAGCGGGGGAGACCGGCAGGTCGGTTCATAAACGTCCGACGTACGGTCCCCTTCTCTTGCCAACCCAACAGTTTGCCGGTAGATGGCTCTCGAAATGGAAGTACCCATGCTTGCTCAGTCTTGTCCCACAAGATTCCGTACTCTTGGACGGACTCCAAAGACAGGTTGCGCTCGGCAAGTTTGTCGGCAGGTGGCTCTACGAACGGAGCAAGGTTTGCCTCAGAGATTGCCAAAGGTTTCGGGGCTTCTTCAATGCGACGAGGAATTGCGGACATGATTTCCATCAATTTCTCCGGAGAGACGTTCCCTAATTCTGCAAGCCAGAGTTTTGCAGCGGTGTAGTCGTAGTCGTAAGTGTCCCCCCAGTTTTTGACGTACAGTTCCTCAACGTCACAAATTAACTGGAGTACGTTGCCCTTGTACTGGCACGAGAAGCAGATGTGCTGACCAGACTCAAGGTTTATCCACCACGATGGAAAGCGGTCTTCTTTACCGGTACGAGCCTTGTGCATGGGGCATAGCGCAAGAGCCTCGTCGCCCTTCTCGTCGTACTCAATCCCAAGGCGAGTGAGTACAGCCTCAATATCAACCATTAGATGCCCACGGTGTGCAGTACCGACAGTCATACTTGAAAGATTCGTCATGGAAGCATCCTAAGTCCCAACGCCAAGTAATGGAAGTCTCCTCAGGCGGGGCGTTGCGCGACTGGACGACTTTAAGAAGACGGACCTCTTCGTCACCATCTACTGGCTCAAGACCAAGGATAACGTCAGAGTCTTGGAAGAAGGACGAAGAGTAACCGATGGAGTCTGCGGTAACCTTTCCGTTACGCATCTTCCATAGCAGGGTCTGGGTAGTAATGACGATGGGGATGTCCATGCTCTGGGCAACCCGCTTGAGACCACGCGTGATGTTGGTCAATGCTTGAGGAGTGTTCGAGTCTCCAGTGACTTGGTCAAGCATGAGGTAGACACCGTCGATGAAAAGGATGTCAGGTTTGAGTTGGTCCGCCTTGGCTACCAAAGCGTCAATGGTCAGACCGTTAACCGCGTCAACGAGGTGGAATGGAGGCATGTCTTTCATACGCTCCAACATCTGCATGTAACGACTTTCCTCGCCCTCTTTGAGTTTGCCGAGTCGCAAGTCTTTGTGAGAAAGGTGCGCCCGCATCGCGTCGTGACGTTGAGTCTGCTCAGTGTTGTTCATCTCAAACGACTGGAACAGGGGGACCTTCCCAATTTCGTGAGTGTTGATTGCCATCTGCAACGCAATCTGTGACTTACCGGTCTTGGGTGGCGCAATGACTGTAATCAACTGCCCGCCCTGAAGACCAGAAGTAGCTTCGTCGATTGCGGAGAACCCTGTAGGGATACCGAGAAATTCGTGGTTTTGGAGAGCCTCATAGTGAGCAAACCGAGACTCTGGGTCTTTACTTAGGTCAACGTGCTGGGTACCAACTACGCCCTGCTCGTTGACGACAGTGACCGTCTTCGACATCTCAGACAGAGCGCTCTCAAAGTCGTTCATCTGCATGTCAGCAACAGCTTGCGCGACACCCTGATTAACGAGGGTACGACGGCGGAACGCCACCATCTGGTCAATCAAGTAGTCAATAGTGTCTTCAACGTTTAGTGCGGTGAAGTTTGGGAAGTTGTCTTTGACCGCAGTGTAGGTCGGCACCTCGCGGTATTTTGCGTAGTGCTCGCGGACAAACTTCCAGATACGACGCAGGTCAGCGTCGATAATCCAGTCGTCTTTGATGCCAACTTCAAGGACCGGGATGATGTTCCGGTCAACAATTATTTTGCTGAGTAACCTGTACTCGTTATCGTGCGCCATATTAGTTCCCTTGTTTTACTGCTATAAGTTTTGTAGTTCAATACCCCATGAACCGTAGCGAGCGACCCGCTCCACTATGTCTACCACACCTTTTAGGTTGGCACGGTAAGGCAACTCGCCAATGAAGTCGTCAATGTTGTCGTACAGTTCAGCATAATTAAACGGGTTTCCACCGCGACTGTCAAGTCGAGCCATCAACTTATCGAGGTGTTCTTGACTCCACAACTCACTCTCAAAAGCAGCGAGTTCTACCGATAATCCAAACTGATAGGACTTGTTCCACAGCAAGGACAGGGCGGGGTTATTAAGACCCAAGACTCGTCGGGTGAGTTTATTGCCACGAATAATTCTCTTCTCTTCGTCAATGTCGGACTGGACAACAGCGTCAATGTTGACGATGATTCGTGGCGGAGTTTCGTTAGAAATATCTCCGCGAAACATTAGATAACCTCTACGCGAGCGTTGTGAATCAGAAAGTGCCGGAAAGCTTCTGCGCTTTTCTTGGCATCTTCAATCTCTGCGTCACTGCGGTCTTCTGGAATCGTAATGCTATACGACCCGTTCTTCTCAGCGATACGGTTGCGTACGTATCGAACGTGGACACAACGACGCCCAGTCTTGTAGACGCTACAGTCACACCGCAACTTCTTGTAGTTGTCGGTATCAGCTTGTACTTCATGGACTCCGTCGTCAGACAAGAAGAACTGAAGCGAGTGCCAATCAGCCACGGATTCTGCCTCTCTCATCAGTTTTTACGCAAGTCCTTTCCATCCAGTTTAACGCGTCGGAAGGCTTCATGTGCGAAAGACTCCATCGCTTCCGAATAAGCGTCCTTCCATGTTTCACGTGAAACATTAGTTGTCAAGATAGTCGGAAGACCTTTGTCGTACCGTGTACGCAAAATGTCGTCAAAAGTAAACTTATCGTACTCGGAGCCGTATTCCTTGCCGAGGTCGTCAAGAACTAGCAGACGAACGTTTAGAGTGTCTTCTTTGGCGCGACCATGGAAGCCGTCCATCTCTTCTTGAAGACGCTTGCGGTCATCGGCATCTGAATCAAACAAAGCCTTCTTGCGGTACAAAAGGTCAGTGAACGTGAGGTAGTAGACGGGGCGCATATTGCGACCATACGCGGAGCGGGGGATGTGCAGAAGCTTGGAAGCCTCGTCACCGTCTTCCGGCAAGTTCTTGATGAACTCAATGAGGGATGCTACCGCGTGAGTAGTTTTGCCTCGACCGGGAGGTCCCTCAAGAAGAACTCCAACGCCGGTAGTGCCAAGACCGCCTACGTTGAGGATGACTTTTCCGTCCATCAAGTCGTGGAACCAATCCTCAAGTTCTACCGGAAGCTTGCCCTGACTCTCCCGAATGTTGTCGAAATCCCAGCGCAGGTAGCGCGTAGGAATGTTAGACATCTTTGTCAGCCAGTGTTCCTTGTTAGGACCAATTTGGCGCATGTCAAGCATTCTTGGCAATCCTTTCTTCGTAATTCTTGAGCGCAGCGCGTCCTGAGATGTTGTTCTCGAACTCCCTACCGTCCGAAGCATATAGCACGTCTGTAACTTCGGCTGACGCCGTAGCGGTCTCATACTCAATGCCAAGGTTGTCGAATGCGTTCCGCATGTGGGTCTTGAACATGTTCAGGTACCACGAGTGAACCTGTGAAGCCTTCTTGTCGGCATCTCGGTAGTTTCTCGAATCCTCAAAAAACATCCGCATAATTTCAAGTTCAATCTGGGGGGTAATCCCATACTGCTTACGCCACCGTGATAGCGCACCGCGAATGTCTTTGGTGTTGATGAGGGCGGGGGTCATTGGGAAATGAAGCGAAAGCCGGTATGAGAATTCCGCAGCAATGTCTCCCGGAGTCCAATCCTCCTCTGGTCGCTTCCACCGCGTTCGAACATCCCGCTTGTCGATTTTCGCCTGAGGTTGCTTCTGCGCAAATTCATCCTCAAACAATCCGAAAGCACCAAGGCTTTCATCGCCGGTTGTGTCTTCCCCGCGTGGTCTCCACTTTTCCACAAGTACCTCCTTCGTGGGGACGGACGCGTCCCCAAGTAAATACGAAGTATTTACCTCTGTAGTTATAGCTTTATTACTATCACTACTATTACTACTAGCTGTTGACCACACAGAATTGTGTGATGGTGTTTGACCTGTTTCCACCAAAATGTGTGATGGTTGAGGGGTCGATTTCCTCGGAATTGTGTGATGGTAAAACCCCTGTTTCCACAGAATTGTGTGATGGTGAAACTAGGGTGTAGATGTTGCGAGACCACTTTCCCAAGTTGCGTTTTGTTCTCTTGGTCTCCAATAACCCGGCGTTCTCCAGACCCCTGAATGAGCGTCGCAAAGTTTCAGCACTGTACCCAGTTAGGATGGTTAACTCATCTTTAGACACGTCAACCAGCCCCTCAGGGCTTGCCAGATGATACATCGCAATGATGGTTTTGAACTCCGAGGATGTTAGCTTGGAGTCAAATATTTCTGGTGGTAAATTCATAGTTCCCTCTGTTCGTAGGGAATCGAATATACCACCTTATCGACGCGTAGTGAGTTGTTGAATCGTCATTGGGCGCGTCATGTAGTACATGATGAGCAAGTTAAAGAAAGCAGAAGCAAGACCCGCAACAAGGATATCCCAACCCTGAGCACCAAGAAGCCAAGAGAAAAGTGCTCCAAATGGGGCTAAGACGATTTGCTTAGTCAGTCTTTCATCAAGAATGGTGAACCGTTCTATGAAAAAAGAAATGAGTTCGGCACAGAATCCAGATGCCATGCCCGCAATGATTACAACGATTAATAGTTCCATACGGTTATTCTATGGCGCAAATCCCTGCACAACACCCAAATTCCCAGTAACAATTCCAGAATCCGTAATGACTCGGTACGGCGTTCCAGATACAAGATACGATGGCATATCTGTTGCAAGCCGAGATACTACTGTGCTCTTGTTTGGGAAAACATACGTTGCCGAAGCGTTGGGAGAACCACTCCACTCTCCACCATTAATTGACATAGAGCCATCAAAGTAATCTGTAGGAGAATATGCCCGCTCTAATTGAGCAGCATCAAAAAGTATCACTCCAGAGTCAACACCCAAAAGAGTTAACGTCAAAGTAGGTGCAACATATGCTGATTCAATATATGTCTGAACGGAATAGCGTTTCCAAGTATTAGTGATAGCAATAGACTTGTTTACACTTTTTGAAAGAGAACCAGAAGTAACAGCAAATGTAACTGTGGCGTTAAGTGTTCCTGAAGTTGATTTTTTTGCATAAAAAGAATATGTGTAATAGTCACCATACTTAGGCACGACGCGTTCGTCGGTAACTACAGAAGGAATGGCAAGTTCCCCGGAACCACTAGTGACGACTGTTTCAATCTTTTGTGTAGTAGAGATAGTGGCAGAAAGACTTTTTGTTCCCGCAACTATATCTGAAGGACTGTCCGTAACTGTAGAAGAACCCGAGTCTGTTATGGTCCAATTGGATTTATTTGACTCAAATGACGGATTAACTATGTAGTTAATCTTTACAGGAGATAAGTGGACATTAGCTACGCGAGCTTCTTCAAACACAGTTGCATTATCAACGGCAAACTGCATCATATCCAAGTAGTACGTTTGGCTAGACGAGTTGAACTTTAATTCAGTACTAGCATAAACAGCTCCGGTTGGCGCTGTTGCAGTAAGTGTTCTCTTCACCCAACTTGAAGAGGTTGACCACGCTGCGGTAGTTGACGAACTAATAAAACTTCCAGAAACGGAATACCACCTAATAGTTGGGGTAACGGTACCAGAATTTGAGTTTTGAACATACGCCGAAAAAGTGTAGGAAGTTCCTGACTTTACTGGTATCCCCTGAGTAATTGGAGACAAACTTCCATTTGTAATTTGAGAATTTGCAGCAGAAGTTACAACTTTTCCAGAATATATAAAATCAATTGCTTTATTTAAATCAGGTGTAAAGTCTGTTTTTACAGGAGGTGTGTTGACTTTTTCAACAGTAAGTGTGCAGCCGCCAACAGTCTTCCAGTTCCCAATTCCTTTATAGAATGAGCTGTCTTGAGCAGACAACATCAAATTAGAGAATGATTGAACAACTGTGTTAAATCCAGTCATAGATTCTGCAAGAGTTTCAAGAGCAAGAGCGGTCCCCTTGCGAGAGGTTATGTACCTATCTTCACGAACAAGTTTCTGTTGCATTTTTTGCGAACGTTGGTTATCTGCTGTAGTACCCAGCTCATATGATTTTTCACGAAGCAAATCAGCCGAGTAATTGGTGGCGTCTCGCGTGGGCAAGAGCAAATCCG